CATTGAAATGTTCTTACCCCGCAGGAACACGATTTGTCGTCAAAGGGGAAATTGTTACTATCGGCGATCAAGAATTTGAAATCACAAATGAATTCAAACTTCTTATTCGTCACGGTATTATCCGAGAACTCACCGCCGAGGAAAGTAAATCTCCTGAAAAAGTTGCCGAACCGAAAACGATGAAAGCTCCTGAACGTAAGAAAATGCCTGTTCAGATGGAAGATAAAACAATTACTCCTCTCGTGACTCATCTCTCAAAGAAAACCAAAGAGTCCGAAGATGAACGCATCATCAAAGAAAGTAACGAAGCTGACGAAGGAAAAACTGTCCGTGGAATGAAAGTTCTTTCTGAAAATTCAATGCCTATCAAAAAACTTTCAAATGAAGAAAGTGAAAAAACGTCTTCGAAGAAAGAACTTTCCGAATCCCAGAAAGCAGATATCGAAGCGAGAAAAAATGCTCGTGTTGCAGCAGCTAATGCCGCCATCAAAGCGAACGAAACAAAAGCCAAAAAACCTATGAGCGACGCTCAGAAAGCAGCTCTTGCCAAAGCTCGAGCAAAGGCTCAAGAAAAACGTGAAGCCCAGGCAAAGGAAAACAACTCCGGCAAAGGAGAATAATTATCATGGGTGCATTTTATGACTTTCTCCGTGAAGATGGAGAATGGGTAACAAAGATGTTTCCTTTTGGGCAATGCCCCAACGAAATTATCGATGACGATGGAGTAAAAGCCAAACGAGGTTGGAGACCGGGAACAAGTTTCAACATCGGCTGGAAAGCTGGTCAAGAACCATCCTCTGTCATTATATCACGCCGAGAAAAGCGAACCAAAGATAATATCAATGCCGGAAAAAGAGGTGAAAAAGATTGGCGGGCAAGATCACCTAAACTTGTTACAGACTAATTCTTATTCCACAACTTTTTCTTTTCGATAGGGAGAGTTTGCTCTCCCTTGTTTTTCCAGTAAATTACGAGGACAGCAAATGAAAATCATCAAGCGTAATGGGGCAGAAGAAGAATTTTCCATCCAAAAGATCGCTCAAGCCATCTCAAAGGCGAACAAAACAGTTCCCCCGCAAATCCAGATGAGCGAAAAACAAATTGAAACCATCAGCAAAAGAATTGAGCTCGCATGTACCAGTTCAAATCGTGCCTTTTCCGTTGAAGAGATCCAAGACCTTGTAGAAAAGGGTATTATGGAAGAAAAAGCCTACGATGTTGCTCAAAAATATATCACATATCGTTATTCCAGAAACATTTTGCGCCAAGCAAACACCACCGATGCTCAGATCCTTTCTTTGATTGATTGCAATAACGAAGAGATCAAGCAAGAAAATTCCAATAAGAATCCAACCATCAACAGCGTTCAACGTGATTACATGGCGGGAGAAGTATCGAAAGATATTACGAAACGTTTCTTGTTGCCACAAGACATTATCGAAGCTCATGAACAGGCTATTATTCATTTCCATGATGCGGACTATTTCGCACAACATATGCACAACTGTTGCCTTGTGAATCTCGAAGACATGCTTCAGAACGGAACCGTTATTTCTGGAACAATGATCGAAAAACCAAAAAGTTTTTCAACAGCTTGCAATATCGCTACGCAGATTATGGCTCAGGTTGCAAGCAGTCAGTACGGCGGTCAAAGTATTTCAATGACTCACCTGGCTCCATTCGTTGAAGTTTCCCGAAAGAAGATTCAAGAAGAACTCCTGGAAGAAAGTGAACTCACTGGAATTCCGATTCACGCAGAAGCATTTGACAAAATCGTTGAAAATCGGCTTCGAAAAGAAATCAAGAAAGGCGTTCAAACCATCCAGTATCAAGTTGTTACTCTTATGACAACAAATGGTCAGGCTCCTTTCGTAACGTTATTCCTTTATCTCGGAGAAGCAAGAAACACACAAGAACAAAAAGACCTTGCAATCATTATTGAAGAAGTTCTTGAACAACGTATCAAAGGCGTGAAAAACGAATCCGGTGTTTACGTTACTCCGGCATTTCCGAAATTGATTTACGTCCTCGAAGAAAACAATATCACTCCTGACAGTGAATATTGGTATCTCACTGAACTCGCCGCAAAATGTACGGCGAAAAGAATGGTTCCTGATTACATTTCCGCAAAAATCATGAAGCAACTCAAAATCGATAAAGCCGGAAATGGAAATGTGTATACCTGCATGGGATGTCTTGACCATGATGAAATGATTGAAACCGATTGCGGGAAAATGGCTATCGGGGAATTGATTGAAGGGGTTAACGCCATTTTTGCAAACCCTGTTAAAATTCAGCAATTCATCTCTTCTGAAAACAAGGAGATTTTGTTATGATCGGGTATGTTTATAAAACCACAAATCTCATCACTGGTCAATTTTACATTGGAAAGCGTGAATTTCGAAAAGACGCAGAATCCCGAAAAATCTATTACGGTTCAAATTCCAACATCTTGAACAATGTTGTCAAATACGGCGAAGAGAATTTCAAGAAAGAAATCCTTGCAGAATGTGAAACTCTTGAAGAAATGAGTCGAATAGAATGGGATTATTTGAATGAAAATGTCGGGAACACTCTTTGTTTGAATAAATTTGGCGGAGAAGGTTTTGGCGGCGTCTACCAGAAAGGTGTTTGTAAACGTTGCGGAAAAGAAGCTGTTACTTATTCTGAGTCGGGGTTATGCATGTCTTGCATTATCGGCACAAGAAATCAGCGATTCTGTGAAAAATGTGGTCGCTCAACTTATCGCTATCAAGACGGAACTTGTATGTCTTGTGTTGCGAAAGAAAGTCACGAAAACTATTTTTGCAATCAATGTCAAAAGGAGACAAGTCATATGGGTGGTTTTTGCAAACAACATTCTTTTCGCCTTGTAAAAAATGGCGATAAAATCGAACTTTGGAACAATCGGCACAAGCTCATAAGCGACATTGTGTCTTTGCAGAAATCAACTGTTATAACCACTCCGAGGTCTGTTATTTATCAACTCCCTGAAGGAGCCATGAAGGTCAAATGCAACAACGAACTTGTCGAGTTAAAAAATTTGATTTACAATGAAAATGTTTCTGGGTGGTTAAAAATTTCTTATCGATACGATGGAAGAAAAGACCATATTCGATCGTTTGTTGCGACAGAAGATCATCCTATGCCAATTTTGTCTGGGGCAGTAAAGAGAGCCGACGAACTTGTTATTGGAGACAAATTCATTCGAACAAATATCAAAAGTGCCGGTTCGGGAAAACAGTGGAACTATGCTGAAATCATTTCGATAGAACCCTATATTCAAACAAAACGCAGTTATGACGTTACGACAGAAACAGAATATTTTGACTTAAATGGGGATATTCTTTCTCATAATTGTCGTTCGTTTCTCACACCGTACATCAACAAAGATGGCAATCCTCAATATTTCGGAAGGTTTAACCAGGGAGTAGTCACCATAAATCTTCCAGACGTTGCATTGTCTGCGAACAAAGACCTGGATAAATTCTGGGAAATCTTCGATGAACGTTTGGAACTTTGCCATAAGGCTCTTCAATGCCGCCATGAACGTCTTACCGGAACTGTTTCCGATGTTGCTCCTATTCTTTGGCAACATGGTGCTCTGCTCCGTCTCGGCAAAGGGGAAGTTATCGATGAATATTTGCACGGTGGATACTCGACATTGTCTCTCGGGTATGCGGGACTATGGGAATGCGTTTACGCTTTAATCGGCAAGAAACTCACCGAACCCGAAGGCGAAGAACTCGGTCTGAAAATTATGTGCAAACTCAATGAATACACTCGCAAATGGAAAGAAGCAGAATGTATTGATTATTCGTTGTACGGCACTCCTATCGAAACAACCACATACAAATTTGCCAAGGGACTTCAAAAACGTTTCGGTGTTATCGAAGGCGTTTCCGATAAAAATTATATCACGAACAGTTATCACGTTCACGTTACTGAACCGATTGATGCTTTCGAAAAACTTGCCTTTGAAGCGAAATTTCAGGCTCTTTCACCTGGCGGTGCTATCAGCTACGTTGAGGTTCCCAATATGCAAGACAATATTCCTGCGGTTCTTCGAGTTATGCAATTCATTTACGACAATATTATGTATGCAGAACTGAATACAAAGAGCGATTATTGTCAGGTTTGCGGGTATGACGGGGAAATCAAAATCATCAAAAATGAAGATGGAAAACTTATCTGGGAATGTCCCAAATGCAAAAATACTGATCAGAAAAAGATGAATGTTGCTCGCAGAACTTGCGGTTACATTGGTTCTCAATTCTGGAATCAGGGTCGTACTCAAGAAATTGACGAGCGTGTAATGCATTTGTGATATGAACTACGGAACAATAAAACCGACAGATATTGCAAATGGGGAAGGAGTCAGAGTTTCTCTTTTTGTTTCAGGCTGTACCCACCATTGTCCCGGTTGCTTTAATTATGTGACGTGGGATTTCAATTATGGGAAACCTTTTACAAAAGAAACGGAAGATGAAATTCTGAGCCTTCTTTCAAGGAATTACATAGACGGTCTTTCTCTTCTTGGGGGAGAACCTATGGAACCTTGCAATCAAAGATGTCTTGTTAATCTTGTTGATCGATTCAAAGAAAAATATCCGAATAAAACTCTTTGGATCTACACCGGATATACTTATGATGAAGATCTGATTGCTGGAGGTAAAGCCTATTGCGAAGTAACCGATAAGATTCTTAATCAATGCGACGTAATGGTTGATGGGGAATTCGTAGAGTCCTTGAAAGATATTTCTTTGAAATTCAGAGGTTCTTCAAATCAAAGGATCTTAAATATCAGGGAAACACGAAAACGAAACGC